CAATGGATGTGGCAAGAGACTTGTGTATAGACCCTAGCGCACCTAAATGGTTGGTGGGCGCAGACGAAATGTATCAGGAGATCAAAAATGGATGAGTACAATATCGCTGACCTTCTTCCTGTGGAAGAGTACAACGAGGAGAGCACTGCAACTCCTACGTTCAACAACCAGCATGAGTTCTTCAAGTTCCTGTGGGAGCTTGAGGACTCCGCAATGGAGGACTCTGACGATGAGTAACGAGCATAACGAAGAAATCCTTGTGCGCCTCTATGACGAGGCGTATGAGGAACTGCGGCCTCAATACATATTCCAAGAGGAGTATGTGCTACACTACGCCGCTGTCGATCTGGCAAAGAAGAGAATGGAGGAGTACCATGATTGATACAAACGCCAGCCCCGAAATGCACAACGCATGGGCCATCCAGTACCGTGACAAGGGATCGGATGACGAGTGGACTACAGAATGCACTGCCCCGATGCTGTTCTTAACTAAGATCAACGATCATGTTCTTGGCGATATGAGTGACGACATTGGCATGGACTTGATGTATCTGAGATTCGCTCACCGTGTGGAACAAAGCCAAAGGATATGGAAAAACGAGTTTGAGTTCCGCTTGGTATCTGGCTTCCGTACAGGCCATGATCCAGATAGAGAGTGGACATACACGTTCAAATCGTGTACAATGTACGACAAAGAAGAAGCAGACCAAACCCAACTGTGCAACTAAGGAGACAAGCACAATGTTTATGACCAAGATCAACAACAAGACCTACAAGACCATCCGTAACACCATCGACAACAAGAACATCCTGTTCCGTCGTACAACCCCACAGTACGGGCATGTGGGTAGCTTCTCCAACAACGTGGGATACCTTTCGGTATGCCGTGGCAAGGATGGACGGTTCATGAGTCCGGCAAAGGAGGTCACATTGCGTGGATAAAAAATACGAGATACTAGGGTATACAATCTTCCAACATACCTATCTCGTAGATGCAGAAAACGAGGAAGAGGCTGTAGAAAAAGCTATGGCCTCTTCCGCTGAACCTGTAGCTACGGAGCTAATGGAAGAAACATTCGAACTGATCAGAGAGGTTAGATATCATTCATGATGCGAGAGTTTGAAGTAAGGATCGTCACAAGACACAAAGAAGAGGGTTATTCGTGGAGTGATATCCATGCTCTCTTCTGGGTGAATGCAAAGAATAGGGAGAAGGCTTTCGAAATAGCAGAAGAAGCAATGCTTTACGAGCCTGACATCAAAGAACTTGGTGACGACTTCTTCAACAACAACGATTGGGAAATGGAGCTAGAGGAACTCTAATGACTAAACTTCAAAAAGTGTATCGAATCATTCGCCCCTACTGTGCAACCAAAGAAGAGGCACGATACTGTGCCATCAAGCTGGTGGAGATCATGAAATGAATGAGCATACTGGATTTGAACTGAATCTGTCTGACTACGAAAAGGGCTATCTAACTGCCTTCTTTGACCATGTTGTCTTGCCAGATTGGTCAGGTGACGACAGCCAAGACTGGTATGGCGTAGGCACTGTCGTTGGCACGGACAAGCCTGTGTTTGACCTCAACGTGTGGGTAGACGAAGACACTAGCCAGATTGTCTGTGTGGTGTACCAGTGCGTCGAGAAGGACGGTGAGTGGACAACCGATATGAGTGCAAGCTGGTTCTTGCGGGAGGTGAGCAATGTTTCTTGAGGCTATCGTATGTCTTGCCCTGAATGTATATCACGAGGCCAAGAACCAGCCCATGATCGGTCAGATAGCGGTAGCACAGGTCGTCATGAACCGTGTCAAAGATGACAGGTATCCTGACGATGTGTGCTCCGTGGTCGAGCAAGGGCCAACCGACTCTTGGACGGATGACTTCCCCATCAGGAATCGATGCCAGTTTAGCTGGTACTGTGATGGTAAGTCTGACAGGCCAAGAGAGAAAGAGGCGTGGGAAACCGCCTTGACTGTAGCGCATGGAGTGTACTATAATAACATCAACGACTTTGTTGATGGTGCTACACACTATCATGCTGTATATGTCCGTCCTGAATGGGCATCAACCAAAACCAAGATCGTGCAGATCGGGGATCACATATTCTACAGATGGGAGTATTAAGAGTGACTATGATCCAACTTACTGATCCATACAAGGATCACTCTGAGATTCACCCTGTTGATTGGGAGTATCTTGAAACTGTTTCGTCAACGCCTTTGGAAGAAGTACCAATTGAAGATATCAATAGCTTCTTGGAAGGGCTTGTTCGCTTTGAATATGAAATGGCAATGGAAGAGGAAGACTATGCGTAACCTTTGGGAAAAAGATCGTAAGCGTTTGTTTCGTGAACTCTATCATCAGTACATGGATGAAGGATATGATTCAAAGGAATCAAAACGAATGGCTAAACAGGACGCCGACGAGATGATGGCAGAGCACGAAGAGTTTGCTTTTGAAGTAGCAAGGAAGGAAGAAAGGGATGACTATTGAGCTTGTCGAAGAACTATTCGGAGTCAGCAACTTCGCAAGGCGTGAAGCGACAGTCAGTCGTCACACAGACAGCAACCTCTACGAAATACTCTTCGCAGAAGATGGGAAGATTGTGGGAAAAATGCACTATCCTCATGCAGAAGATAAAGCCATCCGATTGGCCCGTGGGTGGGTAACAGGACAACTGGACAGAAAGGAAGTCATATGTCAATAAGTAACATCTGGAAGATGGTGATGGACTGGCGGTACAATCCGCTGTCCAACATCCCCGACATGAACACACGGCACATGGTAATGCAGGTGCTGGCATGGATGTGGTGTATCATCTTCAGCATGTGGGTGGGCAGTGTCGTTGCCTTTGGCATTAGTGCGCTTGCCCATGCCCTGCTGATCGCTGGTATCTTTGTCACGGCAGGTGTGTTTGAAACAGCCAAGCGTAGGCCACAGTATTTCGGTGGCTTAGGTCGAGGCAATGGGGGTGAGCATGAATAAGCTATGGGACAAAGCCGTGGAATACTACCTAACGCACGATGACATTGAAATATTCTTGTTTGCGTGTATCTGGGCCTTCTTAGGCTGGATGATGTATCATGCCTTCAACGGAATCATGGAAAGGATATACTGCTAATGAAACTCAACGAATATCAACAACTCGCAATGAAGACTGCAATCTTTCCAAAGAGAGACAGCTTCTCTTACACTGCCCTTGGGCTTGCTGGAGAAGCTGGGGAAATTGCCAACAAGGTCAAGAAGTTTATCCGTGATGGATATGATCAAGAAGAACTTGTAGAAAAACAGAATGAAGTAGCAGACGAACTTGGAGATGTCCTGTGGTATGTAGCCGCAGTGGCAGAGGTGATGGGTACAAATCTGGAATCCGTCGCCAAGAACAACCTGTGGAAGCTGGCTGAACGTCAGCGTAAGGGAACACTGAGAGGATCGGGAGACAAAAGGTGAAAACAAACATCCTTTATACAAAGAGAACCAAAGGGCCAACATTTCTAGAGGAGACCAACAACGAAGACGAATGGATGCAGAACCAACAGCGTCTAGTCGAAGCAATGGGGTTTACATCTGAATACTGGCATGGTATGCTTTTTGTGTATGATGGTGAAGACCTTCAAATCATATACCACCCCGATGTCGGGATGGAAGAAGCCAACATAGATGTAGGAGACATGTACTATGGAGGATACTAAGGCGAAGGTTGTTAGCAGGGGGCCGTGCGATTCGTGCGGCTCCTCCGACGCCAACGTGTTATATGACACAAATACTAGATACTGCTTTTCCTGTAACACCTATACAAAAGGAGACGGATCAATGGGTCAGGAACAATCAGCACCTGTACGAGGTGTATATCAAAACAGTCTGTCGCAGGGGGAGTTTACAGCTATCCCTTCACGGAACATCTCACTTGCAACCTGTAAGCAATATGGTGTGACGGTGCGTGGTGACAAGCACTACTATCCATACTATGACGAGTCTAGCTCTCATGTAGCTAACAAGATACGGAACGTAAGTAATAAAGCATTCTTTGTTGAGGGACATCTTCCAAAGGCAAAGCTCTTTGGTCAGAACAAGTTCAACAACAAAGGTAAGTTTGTCACTCTTTGTGAGGGTGAGATCGATGCTATGTCTGCATATGAGATGCTTGGCTCTAAGTGGCCTGTCTTGTCCATCAAGTCTGGTGCTCAAGGTGCTCTCAAAGATGTCAAGGCAAACTACGAATACCTAAACGGATTCGACAAGATTGTGGTATGCTTTGACAACGACGAGCATGGACGCAAAGCTGCCAATCAGGTGGCACAGGTGTTCGAACCTAACAAATGTCTGATCATGAAGATGGACATGAAAGATGCCAACGACTTTCTCAAAGCAGGAAAGCGTGAGGCATTCGTCCGACAGTGGTGGGACTCCAAGCCGTACACACCGGCAGGTATCGTCAACCTCGCAGACATTGCTGATAGTCTGTACGACGAAGACGATGTGGAGACTGTACTGTATCCATACAACGGTCTCAACGACAAGCTGTTTGGTATTCGAACTGGTGAGCTTGTGACCTTCACGGCTGGCACAGGCGCAGGTAAGTCGAGCATGATGCGTGAGCTTATGTATCATCTACTAACCAATACTGAACACAACATTGGTATCTTTTCTTTGGAAGAGAACAAGAAACAGACTGCGTTCCACCTGATGTCAGTTGCGGCTAGTGATCGCATCTACATCAAGGAGATCAGGGACAAGTACACCAAAGAACAGCTTCGCAAGTTCGAAGAACCTACCATCCGTACTGGACGGTACTTTGCCTTCGATCACTTTGGTTCGATCACCACTGATGAAATCCTGAATAGGATTCGCTACATGGTCAAGGCTCTGGACTGTAAGTTTATTATTCTTGACCACCTGTCGATCCTTGTGTCCGGTTTGGAAGGTGAGGACGAGCGTCGTAACATTGACCAGATGATGACCAAGCTACGGTCACTGGTTGAAGAGACACGCTGTGCTATGCTTCTTGTGTCCCATCTGCGTCGTGCATCAGGCGACAAGGGACAGGAACAAGGCAAGGAGATATCCCTGTCCATGCTCCGTGGATCACACAGCATCGCACAGATCAGTGATTCAGTCATTGCTCTGGAGCGTGATCAACAGGCCACTGATCCCGTCAAGGCGAATACAACAACGGTCAGGGTATTGAAGAACCGTTACGCTGGTGAGACGGGAGTCGCCACCTATCTTCTGTACGACAAGGACACTGGCCGTATGCAAGAGATTGACAACCCATTCGAATCTGGTGAAGAGCCAGAAGATGTAGGAGACTTTCTATGAGACTACAACCAATCAAGGGGGCAGTGAACATTCCGTTCTCTCGTCAGCGGTATGATGCCGCCGACACTCCTGCCAAGGACAAGATCATAAGCTATCTAAAAGCAAATGGTCATACAATTCTTGATGCAACAGAAGACTTTTCAGTTGACATCAAAAGCCAAAAGGAGGATAATACTTACTTCAGCGAGGTTGAGATCAAGTACGCATGGCGTGGTGATTGGAACCCTAGCTGGGAAGAGATCAGGATTCCATATCGGAAACATAAACTGATCAATCGTGTACACAGCTTGGAGAACAAACCATTCTTCAACTTCTACATTCTTCGAAAAGACTTGCAGTATGCTTGGCGTATCAAAGACTTTGTAGTAGAAGAGTCAGAAGTAAAAGAAGCAAAGGGTAGAAACATCCTCAAGGGTGAGCACTTCTTCCATATTCCTGTTAACAAAGCGGAGCTAGTAAAACTATGAAACGAGTTGCGGTAGATATAGAAACAGATGACCTGAACGCCACGGTGATCCACTGTATCGCCGCACAAGACTTGGATAGTAAT